CGACGGCGACATCACCACCCTCACCGACTCAGTATCTGTCTACGGATACATGGCAATCGCAACTCCACGTGTTGGTGCGATCGTCAAGCTAGACGTAACCGCTTAGTCATCATGGCAGTGACGTTGGCAGAGTTCCAGGCGTATGTCGGAACCGAAGAGACTGTATTCCCACAGGAGTGCTTGACTTCAGGGCTTGCCCTAGTCACGCGCTTTATTGGCGCAGTCACCACGGTTCCAGCAGACATCAAAGACCAGGCGACTTACATCGCTTCGTCGGAACTCTTCCACCGTCGCTCCGCACCCCAGGGAGTGGCTCAGTTCGCTTCCCTTGACGGAACACCGGTTCGCGTAGCTCGTGACCCAATGATTGCCGTCTACCCATTGCTACAGCCTTGGGTGGGTTACGGAGTATGACCACAAACGAGATTACGGCTGCCAAGATTGAGTTCAAACTCGATCTTGTAGCAGCAGGCTTAATCGTCTCTGACCATGTGCCAGAGCGCATTACCCCGCCGATCGTAATTATCAACAACGGTAGTCCTTATTTACAGCCTGCAAGCATTGGTAAGGAATACACACTCACTCTCGAGCTAATCTGTGTGGCAGCTACAGCGACCAACAAAATGGCATCCGAGAGACTCGACGCGCTCCTCGAGCAAGTCATCAACGCAATGCCTGGCTATGCACGGATGTTAAGTGCAGGCCAGCCTTACAACCTACAAACCAACAACACCGAGTATCTTGCAGTGTCTGTCCAAACAGACCTACAAATTACGATCTAAGAAAGGCTCCAGGAATGGCTGCTTCAACGCGCATCAAGGCGCAAAACATCAAGTTCAAAATCGCCGGCACTGACTACGCTTGCGATGCCACCTCAGTAGTCCTCGAGCTCGGAGACGCCCCTGGCGACGTTCAGACCTTCTGCGAGGTTCGTGTTGGCGGCGAGTGGACTCTAACTCTCGACGGAATTACCTCTGGCGACTCAACCAGTCTCTACCAGGTGCTATGGGCTAACTTTGGTTCCACCGCAACTTTCGTCATCGCACCGAACGGCAACACTTCGCCAACCAGCGATGAACCTCACTACGAGGGAACCGTTGTCTTCGACCAGTTGCCACCGCTAAACCTGACTTCAAACGAAGTCGTTTCGTTCTCAGTAGCTCTGACCGTTCGCAACACTGGTCTAGACACCGCTAACGACTTGTTCTACGGCGTCGAAAAGGTAACTGCTTAATAAAACATGCCTGGTCAAGACGGCATCAAAGTCGAAGGCCTCGGCGATGCACTCCGTGCGCTAAAAGCAATTGGAGTTCCCACCGCCGAGGTCTCGGCCGCTTCGCAACAAGCCGCTGACATAGTGGCAGCATCTGCTCGAGGTCTAGTGCCTACACGATCAGGAGCACTACGCGCGACTATCCGCTCAAAGAAACAAGCACGCAAAGTCCTTGTAAGTGCCGGTAACAATACAAAAGTGCCTTACGCAAACGTAATACACTGGGGTTGGTTCTATGACCGAAACAACTTCGTGCAAAAGAACATTATGCCTAACCCATTCTTCAGCCGGGCTTTAGGCATAACACGCAACGAGGTTTACAAGACTTACTTCATGAACATAAACAAGCTGTATAACAAATACAGCAAAGGAGCACCGAGAGGCGACCAATGAGTAACACAGAACGCACGATTCTAGATGTCCTAACCATGGATGAAATCGAGCAGCTCGAGAAACTGACCGGATCATCGGTCAACGTATTGTTTGGCAAAGGCGAGTTCCCTGGACGCGCCCTAAAGTTCTTAGTGTGGCTATTGCAGCAACGCACCGACAAGAATGCCAAAATTGAAGATGTCGGCAAGATGACTTTCACCGAGGCCACTAACTGGGTGACGGAGTATCTTGCAGACCCAAAAGCGCAAGCGTAAAAGAGTCTCTTGACCGTATGGCAAGTTTCTGTCTAGCCACAGGAATGAGCCCAGGTGATTACAGACAACTTACGCTAGCGGAATATAGGGCTTTCATTGAAGCCCTCGAGGAAAGGTCTGGCAGATGAGTTTAGTGCTCAACGTCGAAATCCTTGGCGAGTTCAAGAAACTAACCCAGGCCACCAAAGGCGCAGGCGGCGATCTAACCAGCATGGGCAAGCAAGCCCAGACGGTTAGCAAGACCATTGGTAAGGCCTTTGCAGCTATCGGTATCGGTCTATCGTTCAAAGTCCTAGCCAACGAGTTGCAAGAGGCAACCAAGGCCGCTATCGAAGACCGCAAGAGCCAGGAGTTGCTCGCGCTTGCCATGATAAACACTGGCAAGGCAACCGATGCCAACGTCGCGGCGGCTGAGAAGTCAATCGCCAAGATGCAGATTCAGGCTGGTATCGCAGACGACAGACTCAGACCCGCCTATCAGAAACTCTTTATTGCCACCGGCGACGTCACCAAGTCCAACCAGCTAATGCAAATCGCGCTCGACGCATCAGCTGCGACTGGCAAAGACCTAGACACTGTTACGCAGGCCATGGCAAAGAGCCTGGCAGGTCAAGACACCGCGCTAACAAAACTTATCCCAAGTCTTCGAGGGTCAAAGACTCCAATCGAGGACATGGCCGCCGCGTTCAAGGGCGCGTCCACAGAAGCAGCGAACCTTGACCCATACCAGCGGATGCAGATTATCTTTGGTGAGATCCAGGAGAAACTTGGCACCGCGCTCTTGCCTATCCTTGACGACTTCGCAGCCTGGATGATGTCACCACCTGGGCAAAAGCAACTTCAAGAAATCGCAGACGCAGCGCACCAATTACTCACAGAGTTGGCTGGCGTCGCTAAGTGGGCTATAGCTAACAAGAATTGGCTTCTGCCTTTGCTTGGAAGTGTCGCAATATTTAAGGGAACCATTGACGGTATCAACGCAGTCAAAACCTCTATTGACGGTGTGACAGCTGCTATTGGTCTTATGAAAACAGCGACAGCAGGTAGCATCCTGGCTTCCTTTGGACTTGTCGGGGTAGCTGCGGCAGGTTCCGCAGCTGGTGGTTATTTTGAAGCCAAGGCATTATCAGAACGCATCGATATTTACTCAGGTGGTAAACGTGGCGACGCAGCATTCGACGGCTTTAGAGAAGCGTTCGGTGTGCCTAGAGTTGGCACCGTGCCAAAGCCGGGAATGCCTGCAGCCGGTGCTCGAGGCAACGTGAACATCACAATCAACACGCCTAAAGTCAACGCGCAGGACATCGTCAACACCGTAAACAACGCAACCCGAAACGGCTTCACCGGCACTCTTAGAGCACTCAAGGAATAGCCATGGCTGTAATCAACAACTTCGACATCGCCACAGACCTCAAAGTCGAAATGCTACTAGCCGAGGCTGCGCGCAACGTCTTCGTGCTAGGCATCAGCCCACTAGGCGGAACCAACGTTCTAGGCGATGACGCTTCAGGCAACGTGACCTGGCAAGACCTGGCATGTGAAGTCAACGCAGTCAACACCTCAATCGGTGGTTCAATTGCATCCAACGTATTCTTTCAGGCCGACTCAGGCAAGGCACAAATCAGGATGCAGTCCTGGACATTCGATCCAAACAACTACCCATTCATCCGCCCAGGTGTCGAGGTGCGCGTCAAAGCCAAGCGCGACGCCTACGAGTTTATCCTTTGGCACGGAACGCTCGACGACATCAGCGTTACTTACGCGCCAGACCAGCAGAACCAAATTACGGTCAACGCAACAGACTTCTGGGCACTCCTAGTCAACAGACGTTTCGACTTTGAACCAGTGGCTGCAATTTTGCCCAGCGACGCGATCCAGTTGGCAATCGACGAAGTCGCCGCAACAGGCTTTGTTATTCCTTATGACAGTTTCAGCATCAACCCCGAATGGTATATGACTGGCACTCCGCAGCTCAACACCACCTTTGGCGCGGTGGCCGCCAACTGTTTGACCACAGGCCTTGGCTTCATCGCAATCAACCCGAGCACCGGCTACCTAGAGTATCGACCTCGAGCAACCACCGGTGGCTACGTCTACACAATCGGCAACAACCACGGCGATGCCAACCACTTGTGCATGGCAGACCTGGACTCAGCGATGCAATCCGAGCAGGTGTTCAACAGCACCCTGGTCACCCAGAAATACGAATACCTAGGCGACCCAATCTTCACGCAGCTCTACACCGACCAGGACTCAATCGACCTATTCGGTCAACGCTCAGAAGACTTCACCGTCGACCTCGCGACAACAGCTGACGCAGATGCTTGGGCTGCGACCGTATTCGCGCCTAAACCAATCACAGTAGTGACCAGCGTGACCACACCGGCAATCGACCGCCTGCGCGATCTAACAGAAGCAATCGAGTTCATGCCAGGCGACACCGTTAGAGTGCTTTACAGTAATGACGACATAGACATCGACACCGTTTACACCGTAACCAGGGTGCGCCACATCATAGACGTAAA